TATAATTCGCATCGAACGAAATGTCTCCGCCATCGAGCAGAGTCGCGAGCTTCTCGCGATAGGCTCCCGTCGAATCCATGTTCGTCACGTCGACCAGGTCCATCTTCGAACCCGATCTTTGAATCTTGGTGATCTCGGCGATCGTGGTATAGGTCCCAGGTGCGGACGGTGTGCCCGAGCCGAGCTGTAGCTGTGATCCCTGTCCTGCGAATGCGCGAGATCCTGCGTAGCTCATTTTCCTTGCTCCTTTTTATTTTGGCCGCGAGGCCTTATTCCCGGTCGCCCGGAAAATCGTGCGTTCGTCACGAGCCGATGTCGGCGTAGACGAACAGAAAATCGATAGGCGCGTTGTAGCTGAAAGGTCCGTCCTCAAACGAATCGAGCTCGAGGAGCAGGATCACGTTGTCGACCGGTGTGCCTTCGGCGAGAGTGGTGTGCAATCCCTCGAGCAGCTGACGGACTGCGCGCTGTAGCCGCTTCGCATCGCCATAGCTGTCTCCGTAACAGCCGAACGAGATCCGGCATTGGTGCAGCGAATTCGCGCCATCGAGTGAAGGGTTGCCTTCACCCGAGATCTGCGAATAGATCAAAGCGGGGAGGGGCGTCGATTCCGGCATCTGCACGGGGAAAATTCCCGTGGTCGGCTTCGGCTTGTCCTTGCGCGTCGCCGGCGTGCCGACGATCGCCTGGATCGAGCTCGCATTCACCAGAAGTTGATTCAATCCCTCTTCGAGCATCTACTTGAGACCCATCCTTTGCTGAAGCTCTTTCCTAATTCCCTCGGTGTAAGCGGCGAGGACCGCGTCTTTTTTAGAATCGAATGCCGGACGGATGAACGGAAACTTCGCTCCGCCGCGGCGTCCGAATTCGAGCCATTGAGCCCAGAAACCTTTTTTCACCGGACCGACCTGCACCGTCCCGCCGAGCTCGTCGGGATCCAGCCGCACGCGAATCCCGATCAAGCGCGAGAGAGCTCCAAACTCTCGAGATCTGCCTGCAAACCGTTGCTTCGATCTTCCGGATCCGACGATGGTGTTTTTCCAGACGTGCCAGCCCTGGCGGACGGTGCTTTTCATTTCCTCGTACCAGGGTTTCCCCGCGCGGCCGAGATTCTTTTTGACGATGTCGCGGGCGACCTGGCGCGGGAGCTCCTCGAGCGCTTGTTGGAGCTCCCGAGCGCCAGTCATTTTGAATTCGACGCTATCCCGATCCGGCATTACGTGACTCCGCCGCCTTGCTCTCGAGCCGAATCATCGCGCTCGATGCAAAGCAGGTAGAGCACGATATTTCGCTCCTCTGGATTCTCGACCGCCTCGATCTGAAACTGGCGATCGTTAAACCAGACGTTTTGCCTAGCCTTAACGCCTTCCATCCAGCGAATCGTTATCCGGTGAGTCACTTCCGAGACTTTTTGCTGCGCGGTGTAGAGCTCGCGGCCGGAGAGAGGTTCGACCGCGGCCCACACCGTAGCGAAAGGCGTCGCACTGTCGATCGCAACTCCGCCAAACGAATCTTGCACGTTGGTGAGGTCGACGATCTTGATTTGCTGGCGAAGGTCGCCCGCGCTAATTCTCGATTTTAACTTCATCGGAAAAGGTCCTTATCGCTGAGCGATCACCACGCGCGCGAAGATCAGAGCGGACGCCGCGGTGAAGTGGACGGTCCCGTCGGTTTGCTGCCATCCTTCGATGCCGGACAGGAACGAAAAAATGATGTCGCCCATGCCTGGAATCGAATAGGCCGTGATGTCGTCATTCCGGTTGCGCGAATCGGGCGACGAGCTGATGGTGACGGCGTGCGCGGACGAGTCGGTGTTGCGGAGTTCGAGGATCTCGTGACCGCTGACCGGAAAGCTATTGCCGTTCGAAGCGTCGCAAGCGACAAAGGCCGCGGCTAGCGCGCCCGCTCCGACCGAAGCCGGATACGGCCCGACCGGCGTAATTGGCGTTAATGCTGTGAAAGGCATGGTGTTTCCCTCCGTTTTTGAGTTTTTAGCTATCCGCGAGTTGGTGAAAAATCGAGGACGCGGATGCTCCACAACAAATCCTCGAGATGGTGTGGAATCGTTTTCATGTCGACGTCGGAAACCGATTCGCGATTCTGATACCAGCCGCCGATCAATATCGGGATAGCCAGCTTCGCTCGAGCCGGGACGGCCGACCCGTCATTGCCGTGTCCCGCTACGAAATGAATCTGGACCGCGTTTTCGATATGGAGGCAATCAGGCCAGACGGCCCCGTAGTTCGGAAACACGCTCGGCGGCCGCTCGTCTGCATTGACCTGAAAATCTCCCGCGGGCGCCGGCCCGAGATTCGTCCAGGTCAAATCGTTATCGGCCGTCTGGACGCCTTCGGTCAGGCTCCACGTTGGCGGAGTGGATCCGGACTCGCTCGTCCCGTCGGGATCGCCTTCGGTGACGCTCGTAACTTCCTGTAGATTTCCATTCGTGTCGGCGATTTGATCGCCGATCACGTATTCCGTGTCAGCGAACCAAATCGCCGGCGTCGGGAAAAGATCATGGGAAATCTGGTCGGTCCCGATATAGGTGATCTTCGTCACGCTCACGAGCGGAGAGCGCAGAAGCTTGATCCGTTGGTGATGATTCCACCTGTGGCCTGGTCCCATGCGTTCGGGAATTTCGTAGGACGTGAGGCCGATTCCGAAAATTCCGCGATGGTGCGGGAAGCTGTCGAGTGATTGGCGATAGCCTTTGTTCACCAGGCTTAGAGCGGTGACATCTTCGACGAGCTCGCGAGCCGCGGGCATGTACACCTCGTTTATAAGCGCGTCGTCGGTCGAGAGCGTGACGCGCAGATGTTGTTTGATCGTTGCGAGCGAGACGGGCTCGACGAGCGGTGCGATCTCGACGTTTAATCCGGCCATTCTTACCTACCTTTTGCCTTTTTTCTTTTTCGCCGGCGCCGTAACTTTTGGGATATTGGCGACCGGCGCCACACGGTTTTTCACTTCCGCCGTCTGCGGACCAAACCGATACTCTTCAGCGCGCCCGCTCTCGACCAGATTTCGGCCGGTAACGAACGGAAACTCGCGAATCTCGCCGGCGTATGCGCCAGTTTTCAATCGCACAAACATGAAATGTCTTCCTTGGGAAAGAAACGGGCGACCTAAGCGGCCGCCCGTCCCTCTGAATTGGCCGTTTTAGGTCGTTGCAGTCCCGCTCGATACACCGGCGAAGCGAGCTCCGGACAGCACCGCGATCGCTGAGGCGATCACGCTGTTCGAGCCGTTGGTGAGATCGAGCTGGATGTACTCCGATCCGTCCGCCAGCTCTCGCGCATCGATCTCGATGACGTAGAAGATCCCGTCATTGGCCGATGGTGTGTAGCCGGTTGCAGCGATTTGCTGCCTCGCTCCGAGCACGTCGTGCGAAGCGCCCGCGGTTTCCTGCGCGTACAACGCGAAAGGAATCGCCACGGGGTTATCGCCCGATGCGTCGGTGCATTGATTCACAATGATTTTCGTGAAGGCGGCCGCTGAAACTCCGACCGAAAGCAAAATCGAAACGTGGCCGGATTCCTTCATCGAAAAAGCTTGTGCGGTTTTTCCGCCGGTGATATCGACTGGCGGAAGAATGTTTACTACGTGACCCTGTTCTGCGATTACATAACCCTGCATGGGGTTTCTCCTTAATCTGAAATTTTGTTAGGCCGCGGCGTTCCCACCGCGGCCCTCGATCGAGACGTGCTCTCGAGCCTCGGTTGTTAGGACCTGCTCGCGAGCGTGATGAACGGCGATTGCGTGTTCGTGCCGTTTTTCGGAGTGAGTGGCAAATTCCATGACGATTGACCGTCGACGCGATAGACAAAACGGAAAGTCGTCTCGTCGTTCAGGAATCGAACATGGATGGAAGACGCGGCTTGCGGAGCGCCCTTGTCGATCATCAGGTATTGGCTGAGATCGGCGAGGACGATATCGCCAGGCGTCCCGAGCGTCGCACAATGCTCGACGGGGATCACAGGCCGGCCGAGAAGCATCCCGTACGGCGTGTTATTGCCGTTGATGCCTGGCGGCGTGTAGAGCAGGATGACTGCGGTCCCGCTGCCGAGAGTCAGTTTGTAGAGTGAGGACTCCACATCCTGGTTGATGAACCATGCCGAGTTCAGCCGCGACCTGGCCCAGAGACGCTCGTACATATTCAGCACGTCATTCGTCGAGACGGTTGCTCCGGAGTCGCCCGAGTCCTTGGCAACCTGAATCGTTGCCGCAGAATTGAGCAAACCTTCGGGCTGGCCGGCGCCGGTCCCGTTGAAGATCGCATCCTCGACTTTGAACGTGAATTCTTCCGGGAACGCCTGCATGATGACGGACTCGAGAGCAGCTGCATCCGCGAGGAGCTCGTCGGTCGCGTAGCAGAGACCGATCAGCTTTTGCAGATTCATCTCGATCTGGCGGAACTTCGGCTTCGTCGCCGTCAGAGCGTCCGCTTCGTTCACCCAGTAGGCCAAGATTCCGCCCCACCGGGATCCGTCGACGCGGCTCGTTTCGGCGATGGCGTTGATCTTCACGCCGTTCGCGTTGGAGCTGATCGGGATCCGGCGAACGCGGGAAGCCATCTGTCCGGATTGATACACGCGCTGGATCAGGTCGGCCGAGAAATCCTTCTGGACGAGGAAACCGCCGTCGGAAGGCACTGACTCGCTCGTTCCT